AGCGAGAGGCCGATGAGAAAAGGCAAAAAGAGGCTGCGCAACGGATGGTACAGGCGAAGAAGGCTGCATCTGTCAACGTCCGCCAGAGCGGGCCGAAACCGATGTCCAGCAACGCGCCGCGCACCATCGATCAGACCCTGGCCGAGACTTTTGATCGACTCCAGGCAAGCTAATTTTTGAGAGGTATATCTCATGGCTTCACCGAACAGCACGTTTACCGAACTGGTATCTACCACGTTCCGGAACCATCGTTCTGAGCTGGCGGACAACGTCAGCAAGAACAACGCCCTTTTTAACCAGATGACCAAGAAGGACCGCATTGATTTGCTGTCCGGCGGTATCAGCATCGCCGTACCGCTGGAATACGCGGCCAATGGCACTTACCAGCGCTACAGCGGCTACGATGTGCTCAACATCCAGGCCAGCGACGTGATCAGCGCCGCCGAGTACCAGTGGAAGCAGGTTGCCGTCAACGTGACCGCGTCCGGCCTGGAACTGCGCAACAACGCCGGCAAGGAACAGATCATCAAGCTGGTGAAGGCGCGCGTCAAAAACGCCATGCATTCGTTTGCCAACGGCCTGTCTTCCGACCTGTACAGCGACGGCACGGCCACCAACCAGATTGGCGGCCTGCAAGCCATTGTCGCTGATGCTGGTACCGGTACTGTCGGCGGCATCGACTCCAGCGCGTTCACGTTCTGGCAAAATCAGGTCCAATCCGCTGCGGCTCCGTTGCAGGGTGGCGCCGGCATCACCCCGAGCGCTACCACGATCGAATCGTTGATGCTGCCGCTGTACCTGTCGCTCACTCGCGGCAGTGATCAGCCCGACCTGATCGTGATGTCGAACGATTACTTCACTTTCTTCGAGCAGAGCCAGACCAGCATCAAGCGTTACACCGACCAGGACAGCGCTAAGGCCGGTTTCATCAGCCTGAAGTACAAGATGGCGGATGTCGTGTTTGATGGCGGCTCGCTGGGTGGCGGTATCCCTGCTGCGCACGCGTACTTCCTGAACACGAACTATCTTGGTCTGTCCGTCCACCGTGACGCCAACATGACCGAAGTTCCGGAGTTGCGTTCGGTGAATCAGGATGCCGTGATCATTCCGGTGTTGTGGCAAGGTAACTTGGTGTGCAGCAACCGCTCGCTCCAAGGCGTGATGAAGGCCTAAGGAGGAAAAGACCATGGCTTTTGCAAATAGTTTTGGCGTGGCGGGCAATCAGCCCATCTCGTTTTTCCGTGACCCGGACTCTACCCAGGCTTTCACGCTGGGCGGCGAACTCTCCGGCGTCGATCCGTACTGGGGCGGCGGCACGTTTACCTACCTGAAGGCTGGCGAGTCCATTGCCCAAGGCGCTCCGTGTATCTGGGACAAGGATTTTATCGCCACCAAAGTCCCGAACACCGCGAATACCGGCCGCTCGGTCGCCGTGGCTATCTACCCGATGGCTTCCGGTGATTACGGTTGGTTCTGCGTGGTTGGCGAGGTTCCGGTGGCTGTGACGGCTTCCGTTGCTGCCGGCACCACGTTTGGCTTGACCGGTGCTGGCACTGTCGGCGCTGTCACCAACGGCAAGCAGATCCTCAGCGCTGTTTCTGTGCTGGCTTCCACCGGCACCGTGACCAAGGCGAACACGACCACGCAAAGCGGTTCCGCCGTGCTGCGCTTGTCTGTTCCTGCTGACGGCCTGTTTTACGGCATGGCCTTGTCCGGTACTGGTATCGCTGGCGGTGCAACCGTCGCCGGTATCAGCGAGGATGGCTGCACCGTGACCATGTCGGCCAACGCGACGGCGTCCGGCTCCGTGACTGTGACCGGCACCTACACTGGTTTCATCAAGGCGCAGATTGCACGTCCGTTCGTCCAAGGTCAGGTGACCTAAGCAACATCCGGGCGGCTTCGGTCGCCCGGCTCCATTTCCAAGCATGAAAGGTGACCCCAAATGCAAGGTTCTCTGCGTACTGTTGGTGGCGGCTCTATTCGCCCGCCCTATGTCCGTTTTAAGCGCGTCGCTGTCCGTGATAACGCCAAGTCCGTCGAAATGGGCTATGAAGTCACGCGCGACGAAGATTTTGCCTGTATCACCCCGCCAGGCTCCCGCGATTGCGTGGAGAAGGTGGCAACCGAATGGCTGAAGGAGATTGATGCCAAAAGCCGCAGCGGTGATCAGGGATGGCCTTTTGAGTTCGTCCAAGGATTCACGATGGCCTATGAGCAATACCTCAAGCAAAACGAAATGCCCCCGATGGGAACTCCCGTTCGTGGCTTTATGTTGCTGCAGCCGTCCGAGCAGCAGCGCTGCCTGTCGGCCAACATCCTGACGGTTGAAGATCTGGCTGCCGCCAATGAGCAGGCCATTGCCCGCATCGGCATGGGTGCCCGCGCCATGAGCGAAAAGGCGGCGGCGTGGCTGCGGTCTCGCGGTGACGGGTCGGCGCAGGTGGCCAGCGAGAATGTCAATCTCAAGGTTGAAGTCGAACAACTCCGTGAGCAACTGGCGGCGGCTCAGGAGACAATCCGCGTTCTTGAGCGCGACCTCAAGAGCAAGAAAGCCGCCTGATAAGGAGTTGCCATGTCCCTCTTGTCCGTAGTGCAGGATGCTTGCCGGAGAATCGGCATCGTCGTGCCGAACGCCATTGTTTCGTCGAATGATGCGCAGGTCATGCAGTTGATGACTTTGCTGAACCAAGAGGGGCAAAACCTGTCGGAGCGGTTTGACTGGCAGGTGCTGCGCAAGGAGGCAACGTTTACCGGCGTTGCGGCTGACGACCAGGGTGCGCTATCCAGCATTGCCGGTACCGACTGCAAGTACATTATTCCCGACACGTTCTGGAATCGCACGTTGCGCCGGCCGGTGTACGGTTCGATCACTCCGCAGGACTGGCAGATGCTCAAGGCGTCGCCGCAGACCGGGCCATTTCAGCAGTTCTTGCTGCGTGGCGGCCATATCCTGATGATCCCCAATCCGACCGCGCTGCAAACGCTGGCCTTCGAGTACAAGACGGCGAATTGGTGCATGGCGTCAGACGGCGTAACCGGCAAGAGCGCATATTCGGCGGATGACGATACCGCGTTGCTGGATGAGCAGATCATGACGATCGGCCTGATTTGGCGCTGGCGGCAAGTCAAGGGGCTGGAATACGCCGAGGACTTTCGGACGTATGAGGGCATGGTTGCTGACGCCATTGCCCGCGACAAGGCACCGACAACAATCAGCATGACCGGAATGCCGCGTCTTCGCGTTCCTGGCACTGTTGTCCCCTACGGGAATTGGTCGCTATGAGACAAGCCGCCGTCAAGCAAGGCAGGGCGCGAAAGTCCTCCAGCCGGTCTATCACGGCGCCGGTGGGTGGCTGGAACGCGCGCGACAGTATCGCGGCGATGGCGGTATCCGATGCCGTTATCATGGATAACTTTTTCCCGCGCACGACCGATGTCATGGTGCGCAAGGGCTATACCGATTGGGCAACAGGGCTATCCGTCGATATCGAGACGCTGGCAGCCTATAACGCAGCTGACGGCACGGCGGAACTGTACGCGGCGGCTGACGACAGCATCTACGACGTGACATCCGATGGCGCAATCGGCGCGGCAGTTGTTGGGAGCCTGAATTCCGCGCGCTGGCAAAAGGCGAACGTATCAACGACCGGCGGCAAGTTCTTGTACTTGGTCAACGGCGTCGATGATCCGTTGCTTTACGATGGCTCAACCTGGACGGCAATCAATGGACTTTCGACTCCCGCTGTCACCGGTGTTACGACCAATACGCTGGTTGATGTGTGCCTGCATCAGCGCCGCGTCTGGTTTGTTGAGGTTGACAGCCTTAGCGCTTGGTATTTGCCTGTTGATTCTGTGGGCGGTGCTGCGGTTGAGTTCGACCTGTCTGCTCTGTTCCGGCGAGGCGGATACCTCTTGACAATGGGGACATGGACCATCGATGCCGGGTATGGCATGGATGACCATCTGGTGTTTCTGACGTCAGAAGGCGAGATTGCGGTCTACAAGGGCTATGATCCGTCGTCCGTGAATACTTGGGCCTTGGTTGGTGTGTACTGGATAGGCTCTCCGGTCGGCCGTCGCTGTATTACCAAGATGGGGTCTGAGCTTGTCATTGTCTGCCAAGACGGGTTGATGCCGTTGTCCAAGGCACTGACAACCGTTCGCGTCAACAACAAGTTAGCGGTGACGGACAAGATCCAGCAGGCGGTCAGCACGGCGGTAAGCCTGTATGGGACTAATTTTGGATGGGAACTCTGCCCGTTTCCAAAAGAAAACATGCTCATTCTGAATGTGCCAATCAGCACTCAGGCCAATCAGCAATACGTGATGAACACGATCACCGGTTCATGGTGTCGCTTCATGGGTTGGGATGCGATTTGCTGGGAACTGTTTGATGATCACATATTTTTCGGCACCAATGGCAAGGTATGCAAGGCATGGGACGGAAACAAGGACGGCGCGTCAAACATTTTTGCGGAATGCCTGCAAGCATTCAGCAGCTTCGGCTTCCCGGCGCGTGAGAAGCACTTCAAGCTGATACGGCCTATCATCCAGGTTGCCGGGGCCGATGCAAATGCGTTCGGCCTGAGCATCGGGCTTAACGTTGAATACGACCAGACTCCACCGGCTGGATGGCCTACATTCTCGCTTGGCTCCTACGCGCTGTGGGATACCGCCGTCTGGGATGCTTCGGTCTGGGTGAGCGGGTATTCACCGGCAAAGCAAGACTGGCTTACGGCCCCAGCAATCGGCTATAACGTGGCCATGCATATCCGGCTGACGAACCGGATTACGGATCTCAATTGGGTAAACACCGATTTCATTTTTGAGATAGGTTATGGCTTATAGCATCGTTTGCGGGCCGGAATGGAACGAGATCCTCGGGGATTATTTCCAGCGGCACGGCGGCGGTGAGTACAGGAAAGGCGCGCAGTGCTTCGGGATGATTCGGGATGACCGCATCATTGCCTGCGTCCTGTTTGACGGCCATAACGGCGCAAGCATCTACATGCACGTGGCCAGCAGCGCGCGCAATTGGGTTACACGGGAATACATCCGCGCTGTTTTTGATTATGCATTCAGGCAACTGGATTGCCGTGTTATTATCGGGCTTGTGGCTGAAAGCAACCTCAAGGCCCGGCGATTTGATGAGCATCTGGGATTTACGCTGACCGGGACAATACCGGATGGCTGCCCTGATGGCGACTTGCTGATTTATACCATGCACCGCGACAGGTGCCGATGGCTTGAGGTGCTGAAATGAGTAAACCCAAGGCTCCAGCCGCTCCGGATTACGCTGCTGCCGCTGTCGCACAGGGCGCAGCCAATCTTGACTCTGCGCGCGCCACGTCGAAACTTTCCAACCCTGAATGGGACAACGCAGAAGGATCGCGCCGCATCCAGTACGGAATAGACGGCGACCCTGACCACGTCCGCATTATCGATCAGATGTCGCCGGTTGCCGCTCAACAATACGGCATCCAACAGGGCATCAACACCAACCTGCTGAATACCGCCGCATCCGGGCTTAATCGCGTCTCCCAGCAGATGGCAAC